AACTAATAACCCCTCGGAAGGGGGGGGGCTAGTTCGGGGGTGTACTAGAACACCCATACACCCCTACTTTGGGGGTGTACTAGGACACCCATACACCCCTCGGAGGGGGGGGTCAGGTCAGGGGGGTGTCCTATCACACCCACACACCCACGACCCGGCCAGCCCATGCCCAGGTACACGTATGAAAATTTTCTGGGGTTTTTTTGTCTGGGTTTTTTTCGTGTGAAGAAATTCCTGGGTTTTTTTCGTGCAAGAATTTTCCAGGGTTTTTTTTGATAGACAACTTTGCCCCGGTATTTCCTGGGGTGGAGACGTGTGTACGTGTGAAAACATTTCTGGGTTTTTTATAACGATAACGATAACGGGTGAGAGTAAAGTTCCCGGTTAGCTGTAGTTGACGGCAACTAACCGGGAACAACTTGAAGGTATGGGTTTTCAAGACTACCTTCAAGTAAACAATCGGTTGGGTTCTGATACCGATTGTTATAGTGCTAACGGGGATGGGTACTCGATTGGAATTTGTTGGGAAGAGAGTACCGGAATAATTTTATCGAAGGTCGTACCGTCGATGGTTTCGGTGATTGTTCTGTTTGGGTAGTGAGAAATTAACTCAAAACTATTGTTGTTGATTTCGACAACTTGGATTAGGTGGGGCATTGTGTTTTTCCTTAACGTTGAGACTCGGAAATTGTGAACGATTAAAACGATTGTGAACGATTGAAGGTGTACCGAGTTGTTATCTTCGTGTGATAACTTTTCCCGGCGGTCAAGATTTCTTGATTGCTATAGTATACGCAGCTGAGTATCGGGGGGCAAGTGGTATCATGGGAAATTTTATAGAATACCCTATAAATAAAAATACCATACCTAAAGAGTACAAGTTAATATCATAGAATGATACTTTCACGCATCATGCAACTACCCCTACCGATTCCAAAAACATCAATTTAATATCACGAAAAGATAATACAACGCCTCTATAGGGGTGCTCAATAGACCCGCGTGATAGCCTATTATAGCTCCAATTTGGGGGTATAGGCGAACGATTAGCCTACTTTCGACCATTGATCCAACCAAACCACCGGACACGCCAGCGAAGCGACGAAGTATCAAAGGATGATACTACATATTTGTATAGGTCTTTTATCACACCACAACCAAGGTGGATAAGTGATGTGATTAGGATTGCTTCGATGATTGAGTCGTACATAGTTTTTGTTCCACAAGAAAAATACTATGAAGAATAATCTTCATTCCGGTTTCACTGTATGGTAGGTTTTGTGCAGCAGCACTACTCCTCAACCAGAATAAAATTGTCGGCAGGTTTTCTTTACAACCTTCAACACCCCAAGCATCCATGATGTCGGCCCGTTCTTGACAACCACAACTATCTGTTTTGAACCAAGAGAGTAAGTTAGACAGTCTTGTCCCCGGCCCTTTTCCTGGGGTGGATAGTTCGGGTTTACCATCTTCTACTCTTAATCTGTTACCGATGGATATGGTGATTTCATTTACGGCAAATGGTTTGGAACACTTACTACAACCTCGACATTCTTCTGGAGAGGGATAGTAGGTGTCGGCTAGTTCGGTAATGATATTACATTGACCGTCTTGTTCTCGAAATTCACAATCGGGTATCAACATATCTTCTTCTACACTTAGTGGGAGAATTTCTATGGACTCTTCTGTTTCTGCTGTTGGGTTTTCTTGAGCACCTGACAGCAGAAGTTCGGGAGTCCATTGGGTTACGGTACAAACATAATTGAAATTTAGAATGTTAGGTTCCATGATCCCACCGGGTATTCGTGAACAATCGGAGTATTTCCAGTTACAGCATTGTATGAGAAACTATCTACATATTTTGTGAAACCGTCCAGTAAGTAGTCGGGTTGTGCTGACGGAAATGTTGGAAACTCACAACACCCTGCCATTCCACTGAACACTGTGCCTGGAGGTAATGGACATAAACAAGAACCGAGACCAACACTATTAAAACAATCCGAACCAGAACCGGGCCACACTAGGTTGAATGTTCCTGGGGAGGGTGGTGCTGTGTTGTGTGATCCTAGTGTGTTTCTCAGTCCCGGCCCTGAAATGTCGTAGGCTTCATCTGGTGTAGGGAAGCTGTTGATTACTCTACTGAAACAACAGAACGGGCCACCGGCTGGGCCTCTAGTGTATGTTCTAGCTGCATATACCGGTGGTTGTGTTCTGTTGAAAGTGATAGTGAGTTTTTCAATAGCGTTGTTGTTGTTTCCCAGACAAAAGTTTGGGTAGTTGCAAAATTGTGGTGTTGGATCATCTTTAGTAAATGTTAGTGGGCTGGTTAAAGCTGTTACAACTTTTACTCTGGAAACTTCGATATCACCAAATATCGAACCTGGGCCGACAGGTGGTAGATAGTTGCAATATGGGAAATCGTCAGTACCTTCTACACCCAGACTGTACCAGGCATCTTTCCAGTCTTGTATTGTGAGTGGTGGGACAGCCATAGCTGTACAGCAAGCAAACAAATCTGGGTCGATGTATTCTAGCTCTCGTTCGTATCGTCGATATATTTTAGTCATCCCGCCACCAGATAGGTTTAGTTTGACAGATACACCAATGACGTATACACACTGGGGAGCACCACCATCACAAATTCTAGAAAATTTTCCAACAACTAGAGTAGCGGAGGCGATATTTAATTGACTTACAACTACTCGTTCTGCTTTCTCCTGTATCGAGTTTTTAGTTCGAGAAGCTAGGATGATGTCTGGACATTCCCCTTGTGTACACAAGTCCACCGTTCCTGGGGGGAAGCTCATGTACTTGACTTTCTTCTTAGCTGCTGTTTCTTCACACTTGGTTACTTCTTGGGCATTGTAGCTCCAGTCTGACGTACATTGCCTAGTTGGTGCTGCTTCAATAAAAGCATTATTGTATGCACAGCAACCGTTGATTTCCCAGTTAGCCATGTTGAAGTTGATTGTGTTTCCGGCAATAGAAAGAGACACACCGTCTGGAAAGGCAGTCTCTAGTTCTTCGATGGAAATACAGCAACCCTCTGGTGGTTCTGGGGGTGGACAGCAGTTGGCAATGTTGTTGAAACAAGTCATGGACATTCCTCGAATACGATAACCCACAAACCACAAACATCAACACAAACTACTCGACGATTGCCTAGCACAGCTTTTGATCTGTGTGGGTTCCAAACATTATCGACAAACGTACCACCACCTGTTAATCCTTCTGTTGCACCCCCAGGAATTTCAACGTTGACCGTTCCTGGGGAGTTTGGTTGGATTGTTCCGGTAGTGATACCCGTCATTGCTGTTTGGGTTCTTCGTCCAAGATGGACTAGAGCATGGCTTCCTGCGGTAAGGTTGCCTATGATTTCTGCTCTACCTTTCAAACCAAATACCATGTTGTTTCTACGAATGTCAATGCCTGTGTAGGCTAGTCGGTTGGTAGTTGGTGGATTGGTTAGCTTTAGGTAAGACACTCCAGAAAGAAGTACACGACCAAGACCACTATCTTGAGTAATTCTATCTAAGGCTATACCCCAGGTAGGGTTGTTACCATGTCGAGTCTGTACCCAGCTACTGATCGGTTCTATATCCACTAGAGGTTGTGGTACAACTTCTGGGGAGGTTCCGGAAGTGTTCAATACTTCTGCTGGGTTGGAATAGTTTGTTGTTCCGTGGGCAGTAATCAGTACAGGATCGAAAGTGTCAATGGTAGCTGTCAAAGCACATCTTGCCGACACAATCAAGTTTTCTGTTTTGAATCCAAATCCAGAACCACCCAGAGAAGATGGTTCGGGCTTAGTCAGTTCGTTAATGAACTTGGAGGTAAGAACTTCCCGAAACTTTGTTCCTGGTTTTATTGCTCGTCTTGTCATAATTTGAAAGCTGCAAAATCAACTTGTGGGTAGTGTTGAAGGATGGTTCTCAAACTTGGTGTTCTTATTTGTCGTCCTGTACCAGAAACTAATCTGGGGGCATACTCATAAGATACAATGCTCCAGCCAGAAAATACTTGTGGCTTATTTTCTGGGGTGATGGTGGATGCAAATTCGGGTTCACGAATTAGATCGTATTGTTGATCGGTGATGATTTTAATTTTGTTGTTCGGTAGCACAACAAAAACATCTTCCGGACTGTTGACCGACTCTAGTGTTTGGTGGAAGGAGAAGTTGTTCTTCACTTCAAACTCCAGAGTTACTGGAACAAGTTGGAACAAATCTCCTTCACCGGAAGCCCCAAGAAACATCACACTTCCTGGGGCGAATCCGAAGAACGGTAGTAGGTTGGTACATGTTGTCATCCGACTAAGCCGACGTATGTATGAGTACGTTAGTTTTGTCGGTGGCATGTACTGGGTGATTTGGAATTTGAAGGTACGGGAGTATACTTCTGCACCTTCGATTCCTTCTTCACTGTAACCGATTAAACCAGATAGTCCCACTGTGTAGGGTACGACTTCACTGGCTGGTCGGTTAAGAGCTTTCATGCAAGACAGCACTTTAGCTTTTTGGATTCGTTCAGTACCTACACCTGTGTTGAAAGATACTTGGGTAAACTTGGTGCTGTTTTCCTCACCTTGACTGGGGCCAGTAAATCCAGCACCGTTACCGTTATCTCTTGATACGTCGTAGGTTACTCGAATCTCCCACGTACTCCAATTGATTTGCTTTCCTGTGATGTTTGACGGGTACAACAATACTGCTGAATCCTCGTCAATGTAGAAAAGCAAAGCTGGTGGTAATTCTGGGATGAAGATGGGCAATACGTTTTGTTGAAAGACTTTGTCATCTAACAACAAACTGGTTCCCATCCCAGGGAAAGTGGTTGTGCCTGCTTCGTCCACAAATCTGTCCGATGTAGCTCGAAAGACAAGTTCTTTGGTGATATTTTGTCTATTGATCGTAAAGGTACGAGACTCGCCAAAAACTTCTTCAAAGATTATTTGTCCAGGGGTATGGTCGCTTGCCATGCTTCTGCCTCTTCTTCGAGAATACTCTTGAGTTCGGAAGGTTCTTGAAATCTATATCGTTCTTTGAGGAATTCCATAGCAAGGTTACAATCAACATCTACCATTATAACCTTGCTACTTTTTTCCTCAAGTATCTGATTCACCACCGGCACTCTTCCTGGGGAGAAGAAGAACCGGTAGTCGTCATAGAATAGTCGGTACGTTGTACCTTTCTTCATTTGTTTGTCGATTCGTTCTAGCAGAAGATATGCTAGGTGTGTTGCTAGTTCAGTTGAAATCACTGTACCCCTCCGTTGAGTCGTAAGAGTCGGTTGGTTTCATCTTGCTTCTCCAACTGTTGTTGTAGTAAATCTTCTTGCTTTCTTGTGTCTACTCGATAGATCGAGCGAGTTGACATTGCAGAACCAGTCAGTGCTTGCAGGTATTTTGGCATTTCTGTAGCAACCTTGCTGGCTTCTTGGTTCTGAGTCATCATAGCATACAACTGCTGTTGTAGGGCAGCACGTTGTTCTTCTAATCTTGCTCGTTCTACACTTCCGACAAAACTGTTTGGATTATATGTTCCTTGTTTGGTAAAGATTCCCATGCCGGATTCTTTACTCATATCTGGAAGTTTATCTCCGATTGCTTTGAGTTCTTCGGAAGTATAGGTCTGTCGTTGGACACTTGCTTGTTCGAGTCGAGCATTGACTTGTTCCAAAGCTTTAGTCGTTTCCATGTAGATACGTTGTTGGGCTTGCGCAACCGTCTCTCCCTGGGGTGTGGGTGTGGGTTGTTGTAGTCTTGCCATTTCAGCATTTCTAGCATTGATTCGTCCCATGAATTGTGCTTGACCAAGTTCGATCTGGCCAGACATCCAATCCATTACCGACTTACTTGCTTGATTTGCTTCGGCTACTTTAGCAGCACGACCTTTAGCTAATGCTCCAGTGTTTGTGGTAAAAATAGAGAAAAGTTCTTTTTCTCGTTTTTTCCGTTCACTTTCTATTTGACCCCTAGCCATCGAACTCTTCATTTCGGCAACAGATGATGTAGTAGCTGCATCCCTCTGTATAGCTTTTCCTCTTTCTCCCATACCCGGAAGTTGTCCAATAATTTGCCCCATCACATCTTGAAACGATGATAGGAACTTCATCAATTGTTCGTGTAGGAAGATAGCTGCTTTGAACATTTCTGTGATGAACTTATCGAGTCCGATTATAAACCCGTAGATCATAGATTCAAAACCACCACCACCGCCAGAGAACATACCAAATACTTCCTTAAAGGAACTAATGATAGGCCCACTAACAACTCCGAGAGTTTTCGAGACACCGTTAAAGATGCTCATAAAAATGGTCTCTAAGCTAAAGTAGATTTTCTGGAGGAATACCCAGAGATACTCGACGTGTTCCATGAAGGCGTTCCAAGCAGCAGACAATTGATTTCCTATGATTGAAACAATCCCCTGGAAACCAGTTTGTAGTGCTGTGATACCCGTGCCCGTGTCTCCCTGGAGGAAGGCATTGAAGGCTAGTTGGAACAATTGGAGTGCTGGGGCAGCATAGGTAAAGATTTTACCGATCTGTCCAAATGCACTACCGATCCCTTTACCCAAAGCTGAAAAAGCATTTACTACTACTGGAATTTTATCTCCAAATAGTAGCAGAGCATTGAAGATCATACCGACAAAGTTCCACGAAAACACAAATCGACCGACCGATCCAGCAACTTTCAAAAATCCGAGGCTAAGACCTTTTAACCCACCCAAGATTTTTGTTAGTGTGTTGGTGTTGAACAAAGTTTTTGCTAGAGCTTTCCCACCACTCATTAGGGCAGATATACCTTTAGCAGCACCACCCGAAATCATAGAACCGATGCTCTTTACATTGGTTAATCTTGATTGTAAGGTGGCAATCTTCATTGCACTTGCGGTTCTTCTAGCTGTTTGAGCTTTGTCAAGTCTAGCAATTGTTGCTGCTTGTCGGGTTCTGCTAGCTGCTGTTTGTGCAGCAGCTTTAGCATTTAACGACTTTTGCAAACTAGCTTGTGCTCTAGCTTGCTCTATTGCTGCAACTTTTTGTTTCGAATTGAAAAGGTTTTGAAATTTTTGTCTTTGTTGTGCAAAAAATGCCTGTTGTGGGCCAACATTGCGATTTACAATGTTAACCATTTTTGCTTCTCTTGCTCTTAAAGCAGCTAGTTTAGCTTGCCTCTTTATTTCTTGTTGACGGAGAGCTTGTTGAGTAAGTGGGGTTCTTTTGCCTGCTTTAGCTCCAACAATCTGTTCGATAGGTGCTGCCTCAAGAGCTGCAATCTGTTTACGAATCTTGTAAAGTCGATCGTAGGTTCTTTCTTGGATAGCAGCAAATCTAGCCAACCTTCCTTCATTTCTAGCAATTTGAAGCAGAGCATTGTTTATTGCTTTTAACTGACTTGCTCTTTTTGCTGATATTCCTGGGAGAGGAGCTGTTTTGGCGACTACCGGTTTGATTGGTGTAGCAACTTTTGCCATTTGTGCAACGAAGTTTCGTTCGTTACGGAGAGCGATCATTTGCTCCCCACGAATGGCTGAGTTCATCAAAGCATTTACTTTGATTGCTTTTTGTCGATCAATGATTGCTTTGGTTGTGGCATAAATTCCTTTGCCCAGTCGTTGGGTTAGAGGGATTACTTGTTTCGCTGCTTGACCAAAACGAATCAACCATCCGACTAAGCTATTTGGTGGTAGCTTTTGCAAAGCAGCTAGCTTTTGTTGAGCAGCTACTAAGTTTTGCATAGTCTTGCTACTTGCTACAGCAGCTAGTGCTTTAGCTTGTCCAGCAGGTGTTTTCTTTTTCAAAGCAGAAGAAGTCATACTGGTGACTTTAGCTTGCATCTTTGCAACAGCTTTGGTTTGTGCTGCAATTTGTGCTTTTCTGCTTGGGCCTTTTTGGGGCAAACAAGCTAGCTATTCCTTGAGCAGAACTAATCATAGTTCCACCCAGGAATCGAAGTCCACGACCCGCAACTGCTACAGCTTTAAGTGCAGTAGCTAGTCTTGCTAGAACAAATGACAACACAAAACTACTAGCAGCAATCCCCGCCAGTATTCCTGGGGTGAGGAGGAATCCCGCTACTAGGTATTTGTGTTTGGTGATCACCTCTTCAAACTTGGTTACTAGGAAAGCCAGACCGTTAAGTAGAGCTGTGATTTCTTTGGAGTAGACGTTACCGATTGCAATGCTGAGGGATTCGATAGCACTAAGGAATCGGTGTAGACCACCTTTGGCTCCACTTTCCATCTTCATAGCAGCTAGCCTGGATTCGGCTCCTGCATTTCGGATAGAGTTGGTGAAAGCTTCTACTCGATCAATCTCCATAGCTGCTGTGAAGGCACGAGCACCACGGATGTTGAAGATGTCTTGGAAAAAGGAAGTTCGGCTAGCAACGTCCATGTTAGCCGTCAAAGCCAACAGTTGTCGGTTGGTAGCAACCAAGTCGATGGTGCTTGCATCCTTCATTGCAATGTTGAAAGATGGAAACTTCTTCTTAATCGTATCGACGTTTCTGATTAGGTTAAGCATCATCGTGTTGATGCTCGTACCTGCCAGAGAAGCCTTCAAACCTGCTTCGGACATTTGAACAAAGAAACCCATCATGGTTTCGATGTCTACACCGAGATTCTTAGCTGTACCACCTGCATACTTGAAGGCTTCTCGTAAGTCAACAATTTCGATAGTACCGAGACGAGTAGCTTTAACCAATTGGGAAGTCAAGCTAGTGATCTTGGCTGTTCGTTGTTCAAGAGAATCATTGTTCTTGAACATATCGAACGTTCGCACAAGGTTGGCTACGAAGTCGGCAGATTCACCGAGAGCATAGTTTGTTCCCCGTGCCAGGTCGATCACACCCTGCAAGCTACCCTTTAGTTCTTCGGCAGAGAAACCTGCTTGAGCTAGAGAGATAGCTGCATCGGCTACTTCCTGGGAGGTATAAGCTGATGATCGTCCTATGCTTAGGATGACGTTACTCAGGTCTTTCATTACAGCAGTTTCTTCTGCTGTAACAGTCCCCATATAACCCATCTTTGCAGCAAGGTTTAGCATCTTGGCTTCAAATTCCATGAAATCTTTCATGGTTGATTTGACGGCCATACCTGTAAGCAAAAATCCACCTGTAGCATTGAGAGCTGTATTTCGTAGGCTTCTCGACGCTGCCATCATCCTGGAGGAGAGGGTGGAAATTAGTTTGTCAAATTGTAGCGTTGCCTTTTCGGTTAACTCTACAACGATGACTGCTTTACCGGCATTGATGCTTTGACGACTCATTAGTAGTCCCCTCGATTGACTAAACTTGTTACTACAGACTGGACGGCAGCTTTAGCTGTTCCAGGCTTTTTCTTCTTGACACTGTCGGGTAAGAGTTCTTTGCTTTGGGCTGAACATGCCCAAGCAATTTGCTCCCGTTCGTGGGCTAGGTGTTCAATATACATGATCTCACCTAGCGATTTGTTGTCTACTCTGATCCCTCTGGATTCGACTCGGTAGACGACGTTGATGATACTGGCGTATCGAGATTCAACTGTTTCAGTTCTCTCTTCATGATTTTCCACATGTCTGCCAAGACCCCCTTCTTCTGGGGGCTGGAAAAATTTACGACTGCTCCCCAGAATACTTCTCGGAAGTTGTCGATAGCTTCTGTTTCTTCGTCGAGAAGAGCCAGGAACTTGTCCCAGTCGTAGGAGACTTGTGGTTCTAAGAAGAACCAGCATAAACGAAGAGCAAGGTCATCGTCCATCAACAATTGGTTGATTGTTTTCTGGGTGGTGGTTTCATCGACAAACAATTTGAGGATTTCAATGTTGAACTTGTCTGGGAGGGTGTTGTGGGCCAGTGACCAGGTAATAGCAATTGGGTATGCTTTGCCTGAGAAAGTAAACTTAGCAATGTTCTTCGACATAATTTTCCTAACAAGTAAGAGAGTAATCAGTAGTAACTTTAGAGATACAGTAACGACAACGAAGTAGATAATCTGTAGCTCTAACGGAATAAGGAAAGTGATTAGTTTACCCATGTTAGATGGGATAACAGTGTGTAGACGAGTTCTCCGATCTTAACGAATCCGAAAGGGATTGCTAAGATACATATGTAGACAGCTACGTTTTCGAATGTAGTCGGTTGCTCAAACATTTTTGCCTCCAAAAATAGGGTGGTAAATACACTAACCCCATGACATCAGCCATAGGGTTAGTGTGACAAGACTGAAAAGACGGTTTAGTCAGAACAGAAAGCTGATGCTTAGCTATTCTTGACAATTTCATCGAGAGCCGTTAGTAGGGCTGCCCGATTGAATCCACCAAGCCCCATAGGAGTAGCCTTTACTCGACGAGCCGAGCGTGGGTTCTTTTCTGGGAGGATTGGTGAGGATTCGACTAAGCTGGTCAACAGATCATCGACTTGATCGGCTCCGAGGAACTTGATGAGTGGGCCGATGTCGGTGAAGATTTCTTCTGCCGTCGTTCGATTGATTGCTTGATAGATCGAGTGGTTACGAATCTCTTCTGCAAGGCTTCGAACATCGAGGGCAGCAAAAGCACCTGGATCATAGGTAGTGATAGTACCTGCTGCTCCGGTCTTTACTGGGGTGATCTTGCAACCAGCCTTCACACAAGCTGCTGGCTTGAGTTTGAAGTTTTGCTTGCTTGCACCCGTTTCTGGGCCAGTGATCGAGAAGTCGAAGTTTCGGAACTTGCCCTTGAATCCGACGTTCTTGAGTTCGGTCAGGTATCCGGTCAGCACCAGCATGTTTCGGGCAAAGCTACCTGCTCGCATAGCATTGAGGTAGATGTACCCTTCGTATGCTGGGTCAACAACTTGTTCCCCCGACACTTCGAGGTCGTGCTTGCTTTCGGAGTATTGCTTGTAGATTTGATCGGGGTCACGAACAGAAAGTTCTTCTTCGTCACCCGTCTCGTTGATCGACAAGTCTCCGGTGATACCTTTGTGGTACACCCATACTGGGGTCGTACACGTAGAGCCACCAGCTACGGAAGGATCGTCAGCAGTATCGTAGTACAACGATACCTCACTACCCTTCTTGTCACAGTTTGTAAGATCAGTTTCTCCTGGCATAGGATTTTCCTTGTTTGCGAAAATGAAAAGAAGTTGTTGCTTCTATGGGATGGTAAATTGCTTTGCCAATCCTACGCTAAACTGTCTAGGAATCGCACCCTTAGCAATAAGTTGTTTCAGGGTGTGGTTCATGTACGACCGTTCAGGGTAGTTGTAGTAAGCTTTCCTGCTAAAAAACAATCCACCAAATTCGTGAATATGGGGGACTGGTTCGTTGAAGAAGTTACTGGTTGGAAATTTGACAGGCCCGATGATTGCTGTTTGTTTGTAGACAAAGTATTCAATCACTCGGAGACCACCACGAGTCTTTGCAAACGGAGGGTTTCCTGGGGGTGAGGTTCGCTTGCTTATCCGTAGTGTGCGGATACACGATCCACGGATTAAAGAGGCTACGTCCTTTAGCCCCTTGTTGCTGCCTTTCTTTACAGAGTAGTTAAACTTCTGTAAATAAAACATTGATCGAAAGAAATACTTAAACACGGCAACCTCTAGCAGACTTGTGTTCGGTAAATGAACTCGGTAGTTGACATGAAAGTTCTTTGGCTGAGTTCGATTTCAACTGGTGGTTGAGGATCGACACTATCGAGGTTGTAGTCACCCCACTTTTGCCGAATTACAAACAAGTCCAGTTTTTCTCGAAGTTCTAAAACTTTCTTAACTTCGTTCCAAGTCGTTACGTCGTTTCTGTCGAACTCACTAAACGGTATCAACAGAGTGACACCGAATGTTAGAGTGCTACTGATCGACTGTACTTGGTTTCGTCTAAGGCTTTCACCCATGTCGAAGTTAGTAACCAACGGCATGACAAATAATCGTTTGGTTCTCGATTCCATCAATTCCTGGGGGTCGAGACACTTTTCAGCAGTAACGTATCCGGGGACTTTATAGGTTCCCCAGACGTTGGGGTTGCTGGCGTTTATGGTGTCTGCCACAAGTTCAACAAGTTCTGCTAGCATGGTTTCCTCAAGTTCATAACCAACACGATCTTTCTTCCTTCACTATCGTTGTCAAAGTGACTTCCAAGGTTGTCCATCACTAGCTCGAAGGTTCTCCTGGGGTGGAGGACTTCTTCTACTAGCAATCCCCGAACGATAGATAGTTCGTACTTGTCAAAGGCATCTTTGTCGATCATCACGTGGTATCGAGAAGCCATGACTTTGATTTGAGCAGAGTCATAGAACTGCTTACACTGAGTAATTGCACCCTTGATAGGATACATTGATTGACCGGGAAAACCAATTAGTAAATCCTTCTCTACATTAAGAGAAGAAAATTTATAAAGATAATCCAGTCCCCAGGAAATAAGGTTCATCCCCAACTCCAAAACTACAGGAAGGAAACCGGCCCCCAGTTTCCCAGAGGCCGGTATAGATCAGGCTGATTAGTTGAACGTTGGAACCGTTCCAATTGATGGGGAAGGTTCTTGAGTGTTCAAGACTCGAACAACTGATGCACCTGCTGGTGCAGCAATTGCTTTGTTAGAACCGTTCAAGGAAACAGCACCCGTCGGGATGACTGCATTTCCGAGAATGAAACCGTTTGTCGGGGCTGCACGAACTGCACCACCACAACCGGCAACCACAGCAGTAACATCATAACTCCACCAAACGGTGTCGTTCTGGATGATGTCTGCTGCAAGGGTTCCACCGATCTTGGCTTCGACAAGCCAATCCATGACCAGTGTTCCTTGTTGTCCTGGGAGAATGACCGATTGGGCGATACCCACTCGACCACCGAAGAGAACTGGTTCACCTTGCAAGATTGTGCTGCCGGTGGTGTTGTAGTAGTTGACAGAGAGAGTACCTCCCTGTTTGATGACACATGGTGCATCGTATCGCTCTAAGCGTACCGGGTCTGCTACCCGATTTGGTGTTGAAACTGGCATAGCCAAATGTTCCTTGTGAATGTACTACTTGTGTTGTTTGTCAATTCTCGTACCCGATTGTACGAGAATATAGAAGGTCAAAAGAAAGCTGACTAGCCGTTGAATCGACCGATTGCTTCTCGTTCTCGTTCGTTGATTTCAACGTCCCAATACCCTCTCCATCCAGCACCCAGCATGTTTCCTGGGAGATCGACGGCTTCGACGGTTGGTCGTTTCATACCTCGCAAGTAAGTGATGGAGTATGGGCTGAATCGTTGGGATGAAGGCCACAACAACCAGGTGTTTTCACTGACGAAGGTACTTGCAGCACCGTTGTTGAGCAAGCTGGTGTTACCCATTTGTGGGAAGGTAACATGATCGAGCTTGCCAAACCAGAAGTTCTTGTCACCGGTCTTGGTTCCCGAAGCAGCACCGGTTTCTTGAACAATTCGATCTTGCTTGAGGATTTCCCAAGCAGCTTCTTCGGTGGTCAACGAAGTGATAAGAGTCCAACGATCATTGATGACATTGACGTAGTTCTTACCACGGTTTTCGTTGTACCGACGAAGAGCATTGTAAGCCGTAGACAGGTTGGCTCGGTTAAGGGCAAAGCTAGTTCGGCTGTTGTCCCCGTCAACCCAGAAGGTTCCGGCAGCAGCAGCAGTAACAAGCATCAAACGTCCTAACTTCATGTCTGGGACAATCATTGCCCCTTCGACCATAGCCGCCAACATGTCGGAAATAACTCCCATGTCGTCATTGTAAATTTGTTCTCGGTTGATGACAAGCATTTGACCGATGGTATCCAGCTTGCTTCGGTATTCCGTTTCTGGGCCGAACTCGGTCATTTCGAGCTTGCCGTCACGGTTGACCGAATCCCAAATCTTTCCACCACCCGGACGAATTCTCTGGGTGACTCGGAAGTCCTTGTTGGACTCTTCCTTGAGGAACCTGGTAGCAAACGGTGGGTTGATTTCCCATCGTTCTTCCATCATCATCTGGGTCGTTTTCTTCAACAAGTTTGGCATGTCAACTTGACTGTATGCCGAGTTGTGGAAAACTTGACGACTGGTGTTCTTGATTGCATCGCAGATCAAGTCGATGTCGCTATGTCCTGTGAATCGACGACCAGTTTCGTTGGCATTGGCAACGTGCACCAATGTTTCGACGAAACTCCAAAGTGGTGCTCGGTGGGCATTATCGACAGTTTTCTTGTCGATACCACTCTTTTCCAGAGTTTCTGGACGAACACCGCAGGAGAGAGCAAAGTGAGCCAAAATTTGGTTATCAGATTGTTCTCGTTGTCCATTGCCGACGTTCGGAACTCTGGGGAGGTTGTTGTTGAACATGTCGAGTTTGACTTTGTTCTCGATGTTCTCAAAAGATTCACCGGCCTCGAATCCAGCTTCGATCATCGTTTGATGATTTGGGTAGGAGTTCAACAATCGGTTCAATCGAATGAAGTCTGCTCGGCTAACCCCATTGTTGACACCGGCTGGTGGTGCTACTGGGGCAGGAGCAGGAGTTGGGGCAGGAGTAGGAACCGGAGCAGGATCAGAGTTCTGAATCGGAGCCGGAGTAGGAGTAGGAGCCGGAGCAGGAGGAACGACTGGTGGAGTTGCTGGTGGTGCTGAGTTTTTCAGCATAGTGATTGCTTCCTTGTTTAAGAGGCCGAAACTGGTATCAGAGTCACGACCACTCATTGTGATCGTCATTTCTTTGAGGATGGATCGTTCAGCTACATACATTGGGCCTGTAACTTCACGGTTGTTGATGACACGTTTTTCTCCTTTTTGGAGTAAAACAATGTCCTCTTTGTTAGGGATTCGAAGCCCCATGCTGGCTTCAAATGGAAACCCATTTTGCAAGGCTTCAATAACAGTGTTTGTCCGTTCGGAAGGAAAAGATGGAATCCCTTCACCAGACAAGTTTGTTTCGGTCTTGCTAATGGTTGTCGAATGACCGATTGGTTCCCAATGCTCGTAAAGAATCGGAATACTATTTTTGTACTCGATTCCTCCGATATTGTAAATCATCGGGTATTCAATCCCATAATCACGAAGATTAACGGGTTGTCCAGAATATCCAGCAAATGACAACTTAGGCTTGCTGCCATTTTCTCCTGGGGAGGAGGTAGCTGGTGTAGCAAGATTGAACACAGCTTCACCGGGAGCTGGTGCTAAGTTATCCGGTTGGTTGTTGTTAATCTTGTCTCTGGCAGCTTTGATAGCTGCAAGTCTTTGACTCAGTTTCATTGGAGTTATTCCTCATTGCCTGTGTCGTTTGCTGGTACTTCGGCATCGTCGTCAGAAGTTTCCTCTTCGGTTTCTTCTGCTTGGACGAGTCCAGAAGCTGCCGAGGTTCGACCCAACAAGAGTATTTTGCACATGTCACTGTACTCGATACCAAGAAGGTCTGCTTCTCGTTGAATTTCTCGCCGTGGGTTACGTCCACGTTCTGTATAATACCTTACGAGAGTCATTGCACCAGTTTGAAGATCGGTAGCTGTGCTGTTACTGATCTTCTGGGGGTCGGGGTGGTTAAATACTTGTGAATAACTCAACGTATAGTTGAGTCCTTCTTCTTCAATAAACCGAAGCGTTCTTCTGCTAAAGTATTCCGGTGTCAACCTTGCAGCTACACTCCAAAGTCGAATCATTTGGTGGATTACCGGAGCAAAGTCCTCTCGATCAATGTTGATCGTATTTTTCCACGGGCCGAAGTCTACCTGGGATGAAGCCATGTTGTACTTTCTACTATTGCCTGTTGCCAAGTTGATTGGCATATTGATGCAACGAGCAGCAGCACCAACCATAGCATCAAGAGCTTCTGCATCGTCGGCTGACGTACCGGAGTACGACAGACCTTCGAGTATTGCTCCTGGGGGAAGGGTGGGAATCATCCCTGGTTCGTATTCCCACTTACCCGTAGGCATCCCTTCTGCTTCTTCTTTACCCCAAACTGTGGGGTCGAGTTTGATTGCCATTGGGATGGAAGATCGAAACTCGGCACTACGAATGATCGAATCCAAGTATCGTTTGACACTTGGGAAGATACATAGTGCGGGAGAACATTCAGGAATACCACAAATCTGATCTTCAAATTTGTTTTTCCACCAAAGAATGATGTCTTTGGTAAGGTAGCTTTCACCTGTGTCGAGAAATATCTCAACAGGTTCCCAATTCAGGTTGTATCGGATACCGTCCCAGATACGATCTTCGGCTCCAGCACCCATCGGGTTTTGAAGCTTTTCTGCCGTAACTACTCGAAGTCCCAACTTGATTTCGTGGTTGGTATTTTCTTTGTAGTGGGGGATTCCGATACCAATTCCAGTTCTTGCTGCTGATCGTCGAAGTAACCGAATTGCCGATCCTAGTCCAGTTTCTTGGCAGAACTGCACCCAACGATCTTCGATGTTAGTATTTACATCTGGATCGCTGGCTCCACCGATTAGGAGTGGGGAAGGGCCGACACAATCATTTGCAAGAGTGTTTAGGATACCGTGGTAGTGACTACCTTCTTCATCTTGTTCCATTGAAACGACCATAAGCTTTCGACGAACCCAAGGGTGTCGAATAGCTTTGAGGAACCGTTCTTTTGGAATTTGATTGTACTGTCCGGGGTCTCTTTTGGAAAATCGGACACTGTTTTTGATCCAATTAAGGACAGCATCTAGTCGTCGCATGATCGGTTAAGTTCCTTACAATGACAGTCATTTTTGGGAACTGCTTTGGTAAAACCAAAGTTGGCTAAGAAAGGTTTCTTAGTCCCACGAAGGTTTGCAGCTTTCAGCAAGTCAACGAGGTCGAATTGCTCGACTTCTTCCTGGGGAGTTTTAATTCTCTTTGGGCCGATAGCTTGCTGAATTGCCTGTAGATTTTCTTCAATTGACATGGTTGTCCTAGTTGTTGAAGGCGGCATATTTCTGCACAGCAGGGCCGTACAGGATGATTCGACCAGTAGCAGAGTCTCTGAGAGACCATTGCATACATTTGTCGGTTTGTTCAGCTGTTGAAGGAATTGTCACCGATACCGAGTTGGTAGTCGACGTTAGTCCGGTTACAGCTACAAGAGTGGTTTTATCACTCTTTTCTAAACAGAACGTCATAGCTTGTCCGTCGAAAGTTCCTTCGACAAGAGTTACTAAGTACGTTCTGATTTCGTTGTTAAAGAATACAAATGTATTCTTTTCCAACAAAGTATCGTCGAGGTTAATGAAGGCTTCTGGACTAACAGTTGTCGATCCACCACCACCCCCTCCACCAGCCGGGGCTAAGCTTAAAGCTGTAGCCGACCACTTAACCAGAGCAGTACCTGAACTGACCAACATGGTTGTTAAGTCGGTAACTAGCTGGGGTAGGGCTGCCGGTATCCTGGCGAGGATTGTAAATAGGTTGTTGCCTGCTGTGTTGGCCCCGAAACTCGATAAGTCTCGACTCCAAACACCTGTGACTATTTCCGTTACTCCATCGTTTGCTAACACTCTAGCAGACAAAGCATCGGTTGCAAAGTCTACTTCGGTAATAACACCCGGTTGAAATTCGTGAATGTCGGCAGCTATATGGTTGGAACCGGTTACAGCAACTGTTCTTATGTTTGAGTGGCTAATTAGCACACCAGCACCGAAACTGTTGTTTGGCCAGTTGTCGGTGTGTAGTGCCGACCAAGTTGCTACAGCATTTTGTGATGCTGTTGGAATGTTGCTGACTGCTGCTGGTAAGGAAGGTAGTCGATTGTCGATTGAGTTGACGGTGGTCTGGACGGCTTGTAAGGTCGTTAGTGTGTCGTAGTTGACAACAGACCCGACCCACTCAATGTATCGAGCTTCCGTCGAGACTGTTCCACTAACGGCAATTCGCAAGCTTTCCTGGGGGTGGGTTGAAGCCACCGAGTAGGTGAAAGTGTATCTTCCTGTTGCTGGGTTGGAGACAGCAGATAGGTTGGCAGACCGTGACGTGCCGCTTGCATTTGCAGCTGTAACCGTTGGAACTCCATCAAGGTTGACCAGTTTTCCTTCGTTATCTCTAACGACGACCGTGAAGGCGTAAAGTGTTGATCCAGCATCGGGAATCTCCAAGAGAGGGGAACCGTATAGGTTAATGAGAGCAGACAGGTTGTTTAGATTTCCTATTGTCGTATTTACAGCAGCAATCGAGAAATCTAAGTTATTTAGTCGGGTATCGTTTGTGAGGAGTGGATTGGTCGGGATGGAACCGATCGGGGCATTGAGGTTGTTTAGTCGAATGTCTGTGGTTAGCAGAGGATTCGTTGGAATGTTGTTTACACTAAGTTGTGTGGCTCTTGTGGCAACTGTTCCTTCATTGGCGACAGATGCTGGAAAAGCGACAGATGCAGATGCTGTTGTTGCTTGTCCAGCAATTTGTGTGACGTTTGCTTTGCTGTTTCGGTTTTCGATGGAGAATTGAAACAAAGTTCTTCTGGTCAGGTCTACCCCATCAACAGTACCGGCTGTGAATACGACAGTATAATCTTCACCAATCACAAAGAAAGGATCAGAACTTGTGTCTATTGTAACTCTGTGGAAGCCGGCTAACCCATCAAAGTCAGTGACAACATTTGCTCCTGGGAGGGTGTATTCTGTAACAGATGATCCTTTGTAAATAGCAAAAGCCATACCGACTGACGGGGTAGCTGGTACTCGACTTTGATTAACCGTGTTGAACAAAAATCGAATTGTGCTACCTAAAACAAAATCGTTTTGTTGGCTCATTATTTACCTAAACATCGAATGTGACAGAGGATCAATTATTTCTGATGCAGTGACTAACTGTTCTTCGACCAAAGTAATAAGAACTGTTCTCCAAGCCGAAGATGTCCCAAGTGTTAATCCAGCAGCTGCCCAGGCGACGGTTCTGCCTACTTGATATTTACCAACTGTTTGAAAGGCAACACCGTCACCTTGATCGAATATATGGGTTGTCGATCCGACTGCTGCCGATAATACGTTGGTTGTATTCCGGTTAGTTCCGTATAACAACACTCCGACGTCATCGGCTCCACTATTAAATGTACCAGCCGGTTGTGCGTTCCAGGACATTGATGTGCTTGTCCCAGTACCTACCGAGTGATATATAGGAGTTATTATTCGCCCGGGACTTCCAGACCAAATAGAAACAAACAAATGATCCGCATTAGTCCATGTACCGAAAGAGTCAGAACTACTGGTTGTATATTTGAAGGATAGACGTAATGATCCTGTCGATACGGAGGACGTATACAAATCTATCCAGTCTGCCGGTCTTGTCGGTAATGTAGCACTAGCATCATTATATGCCCCCACAATCGCTAGATTTCTTACTGAGTGTGTAGGGTTTGTAGTAAGTGTTGCCCCTAACACTGTTTTGAAATCTACAAGGCTAATCATGATCTGGCTTTCAGTTTCGTATCGGTTTGGTTTCTGGTTTTCCGTCCCATTTCATGATTGCTTCGACATAAGCATAATGCTTGTCGAGGTCAGAATCAATTTCTTGTTGACGTACTTGGTCGAGTTTGAGTTCTTCCTGTACTTGCTCTACTTCCTGGGGTGTGGTTTCCAGATTGTAGGTTTCTAGTAGAGACTTGAATCGACGGGTGTGTTCTGCAAGTTGTCGTGCATAAGGGTTGTCGATTGCTTTGAGTTTTGTATTGATGTCCTCTGCTCCGGGTGTAAACCCTACGGCTGTCTCCATTATCATCCATTGGAGTTTGGCAGCTTCAACTGCTGCAAGAAAGTTTTCCATGTTGTCTGCATGGATAACTCTTGCAACATCGACTAGCCGATACTGTTTTGTATCGACATAAAGAACTGTTTTTGCATTGAGTGCTGCAAACAATTCTCCTGGGGTGATTGTGTCCCAGTTAGGAACCCGATCAATGATGTCTTTTAGTTTCGACTTCATGTGTGCCTCGTAGGTTTCAAGTCTTTAATTTGTTCTTCGAGGGCTGCTATTTTTGTTTGCTGTTCGACTTGTGCCCGGAATAGCTCAAGTCGATCCTTCTCGCATTGTTCTGATCGGGCTTCCTGTTTTGCAAGATTAACCTGGAGGTTTGTTATAGCCTCCCGGTTATTACTTTCAAGTTTACGATAAAAGAACGCAACAATAGATGAAAGTGTAGCAATCACAGCAAGCAATCCTTTTTGCCACCAATCGTTAGGGCCAAGTGCTGGTTCTAAATCGTTCATGTTTTTCTTTTCTATGAGGAAAGAACTACTTCGAAGTTTTTGTCGACGGTTTCCGACCCATTAGTTTTGATTCGAATTTGATCCAAGCCTTTGGTGAAGTTTGGATCGAATTGGAAGGATCGGGCAGTTCCCCCAATAGTTGCTGAAACCGTAACACCAGTCCCAGCAACATACAGTGTGTCAAATGTTGCCCCTTCATCGACTGATCCTTCGATCGTCATAGAAGTAGCAACACCCATCACCGGAGCTTTGACACGAACCAAACTCCATCCCTGTGGGATTTGTACTGGTTCACTGGTAGTTGCCAAAGCAATGATCTTTACAGTTGTTTTTCGTGTGGATGACATAGTTATGGTACGTTGGGGCAAGTGCCGTTGATACAAAGTCCTCGAATGAGTGCTTTGATGCACTCTCGATATGATCCTACGTCTTGAGGATTGAACTTTGCAATTTCTCGGTCTAGTGGGATTCTCCATTGATTCAACCAGTCTTTACCTCGACTCTCTGGTTGTCTCATAGAGAAACAAAGTTCAATCGTAGCTGTTACTGCACCCTTTGCTTCTGGGAGAGTGGGTGGTAGAGCTTGGATTGTTTTGAGTAGATTGGTTTGCAACAATTGTGTTGTTGCTGGATCGTTTAGTGCATCTACTCCGGCTCTGGATACTTGACGGATGCTGTCGAAGTTGGGAGTTACCGGGGTAACAGGAGTAACAGGAGGAGTTACCGGAGTAGGCGGGGCCGTTGTTCCTGGGGAGGAGACTGTGATTGTGTGGTAGCTATAGGCAATGTTTGCTTGCTTGTCAGCAACAATCAACCCAAACTGGTATTTGCCGGGTGTCGGGATGGAAAAGAATACACTCGTACCACAGGAGGCAGATTGTGATTTGAGTTCTTCCGGTATCACCCAGACCTTGTTGTCTCCTACCGCATCCTCATGTGATAGAAAAACCAGTGTACCGGCTAGTGCTGTACTCGGCCCCTTTATGGTTGCTTTCAGGGCAGGAGCGTCTTGTCCGGCTATAGGCATAGACAAGAATACAATTATGGCAAATACCAGAGGGCTGAAAGTTTTCATGGTTGAGAGACTACTTCTTCTTTGGGGTTTCGGTGTAGGACTCAGCGGTTGCTGGTTTGGTTACTGGAGCCGAAGGAGCTGGAGCTGGTTCCTGGGGTGGTTCTTGTTTTTTCTTTCGGTTGTCCATCCAACGGAGGAACAGTTCAAACAAAATTGGGATAAGGACTTCCCATCCTTGAGTTCCAGCAACTGGTGCTCCTGCCATAGCCGAGACTTGTGGTTGGGCGAGGTTGTTGGCTTCTGTTTCGAGTCGGTTAAGAATCGAGTCGATGGTTTCTTCGGACATGGTGGAGACTTCTTCCTTTGGAGTAGGAAGAACAGGTACTCCGGTTTTTTCAATCACACAACCGATTAACCACAAAGTGTTCTTGATCGTTTGAGTGGTGGCCCCGTTTCGGTATTCAGCAATCAAACTGAACACACAGGAGAGAGAAATATCATTTGTAAACTTAGCTGAACACATAAAACACCTTCTAGGGAGAAAGGGACAAACGGACAAAAAAGGATCGGGCAGGGTTGGCTACCTGCTAGGAAACTGAAGGGCTGCCGAAACACGGCCCAACACGTATCGGCTTAGCAAAGGTGTTTCCGATGGTTAGTGTAGTACAGACCCTATGCGTTCGCCCGTACCCATCTGTGTGTCTTTCCACACCGCAGATCCTATGTTCTAATCAACTTTTTCGTACTGGAGTTTTCCAGTAACGTCGGGAGTAACAGCATCACTGGTACAACCTAATGCCCACCCTTGGGGAACCAGCACTTCCCTGGGGGAGATACTGGTTGTTCCGGTCACGTTGGTGGTCGTGTATCGGTGGACTGCGATCATGTTGTTGGAAGCACCGATTGGGTTGTCTACGTTGAACAACCGAATAGTGTGGGTTCCTGTACCAAGATTGTTTCCCGATACAATGTAGCTTCCAGCTTCGAGTGGGCCAGTGTGTACCGACAGGACGTTTTGTGCTGGTGAGATTGGAATTGTTCCGTGAATCATACATACTCCAGTTGGTCATTAAGGAGAGCATTTATGATCTCCGAAGTCTTTGGGATACCGAATCCCCAAGATGGGTCGAATCCTGGTTCTCCCTTGTCTTGGGTATAAAGTTTGAGGAATTCTCGGACAGCTTCTACTCCGTTAAAAGCCGGATACCCTTCTCGTCTCATCAGTTCTATGATTAGGGCGAACAGTCCAGCAGCAAATGGAGTTGCCATGCTAGTACCTGACATACCAACATAGCCGTTCGAAGTAGAACAAGAAATGATGTCTTGCCCTGGGCAACACATGTCCATTTCTCGGCCCCCGGAAGAGAATGAGGCTCGCTGTCCATCTGATCGGTAAGCACCAATACACAAAGACTCTGGGTATCGGGCTGGATAACCGATGGTGTTGGATCGTCCTGTAAAGCCGGAATTGCCAGCAGCAGAAACAACAACAACACCCTTCGATATAGCATACCGTAGAGCTTCTTGCATTGGTTGGTACGGTGAGGATGAACCGAGAGACATACTGATTACATCTGCTCCGGCATCGACAGCCCATTTAATACCTTGGGCTATTGCCTCAGATGAACCACTTCCTCGATTCGACAAAACTTTGCCAACCAGTAGAGAGGCAGCAGGGGCCACCCCTATACCCTCTCTCCCTAGGACTGTTCCTGCACAATGGGTTCCGTGCCCATTGCCGTCTCTCCAGCTCTCACCCTGGATAAACGAACGCCCCTCTACTGGTGTTGGCAAAACATCGTGTGGATTGCATCCGGTATCGAGAACGGCAACTTTGATGTTGTTGCCGGTTACTCGTTTCCAGATCGGCCCGAATACTTCAGCAGGTAAATGCCAAAGACCTCCGGGAGTTGCATAGGTAACAATGTCAGAAATTGTGTCTGGTGGAATAAATACGGGAGGGCCGGAATCTGTCATGATACGAAAAAAGGTTGGAGTCCAGTGGATTACCGGAAACCAACCTTAGTATCATGCTGTGATACTTGACTATGGCGGTTCCCGGTATATTATACGCCGGAATCGGTCAAAAGTCAAGTAAAATTTTTATAAAAACGCGAAATAGTATCATAGGGTGATACTTATCTTGTCACTACCCATTCTTCTAGTGGGAGGTTTGTGTCAAATGTTCTATTGCCGAATTGGAGTACGATCCAATCTAGCTCTTCTTTTGTCCACGGTGTTTTAGCTTCTTGACCAGAAAACGGTTTTGCCATTTTATTGTCAAGAAGGTACACAACCAAAGATTCATGAATCAGTGTACGGGAGGTTTTGTCCATCATTTCTCTGAATATCTGACCGACAAATCTCCCATCAAATTTGTCTTTTGTGATGTAATGGATACGAATCTTTTGTGGGTGTTCTTCTATCCACTGTTTGACAAAAGACATTACGACTTTACCGGCTTCCGTGTTCTTCTCTGGGGTGTCGATTCCGTAGAGTCGTAAATGTTTTTGTACAAACATTCCTGGGAAGGGATCGGTTGGAAGGATACAGTCGAAGGTGTCTCCGTCGATAACTGATAAAGCAAACGGTCTGTAAAGTTTTGGTTGGTTCATGAGTGTTTTTCTTCTGGGTGGGTGTAGGTGTCGGGTTGTTGATTTTGCTCTACTGCTTGCGATAAAGCAAAGGTAAGTCGAGCCATTGCATTGACCAAGTGAGGTTCATTACGATCACCACGATTCCACTCATTGATGTGATTCATTGCATGGTTTAGATGATCCCATTGCTCGATGTTCTTCCAATTGTCTTTGCCGTATTTACGAGCACCGAAACCTAGACATTGAGCCAACAGACGAAGAACAACTGGAGGTATGCAATCAAATCTGGCGGAGACAAAAGATTGCTTACCCCCGTTTTCGTTTGTGACTATTTGATTGTCTTTTGGTAGATCGTAGAGACCGGCAAAGCTTAGTTCGCTTTCATTTATACGGTAGTAATAGGTGCGACCTCCCGGGTGTGTTTTGATTTCGTATTGGTACTCTTTTCTTTCGTCGTTGTAGTCCAACATTACAACTTGACAAGTAAAGCCGTTGTACCTAACGTAGTCGTCAATTTTGAATTTTGATTTTTGTTCGATGATTTGTGGGTTCGGTTCATCAACCCACACACCGTCGACGTCGTCGAAAAATCCTTTGGGTTCTTCTGTACTTGGTACTAAGAATTCTTGTGGTATTCTGTACATTGTGTCTGTTTCGGGTTCCCCTCCAGGTGCATGAGGTAGGTATCTGGATATAGTGTATAACCATTTATTGTCAGAATTCCATACCCTGCTTTGAACTTCGTACACTTCTTTGGTAACAGTGTGTAAAACTTTGTCTCCGGCATTGAATCTGGCCGCAGGTTGGAGTGGTAATTTGCAAAGCAAATCTTCTACAACAACTTTGTGTCGTGGTTTTAATACACCCTGTTCTACAAGGTCGTATTTCCAAGGCCCGATGGTGTATCGACGATTCGTTACTCGATATGCTACATCTTTGTAGGAGACGAGGTCTCCGATATTAAATTTCGGGGGTGGGACTGGTTGTTTAGTTGGCATTTTTAAGTTCCTCCAATTTCTTTGCGTAAAGTCTGGCCAGAAGAACGTATATCCTGGGTGGGATTGATCTTCTTCCGTGGGTTAGGTTTGCTAAGTGTTGTCGGCTGATTTTGATAGACCTAGCTATCTCTACCGGCCCCATGATCTTTCTGAGGTCAAGAAGAAGAGACATCCCGCTACGTTCCATTGCTGACAATGCTTCTTCATACTTGTCAGCTGTATTTAGGAAGTGTTTAGCGTGATGGGTGACAACAGAAACAGTTGGTGTTTTTGACTTCATCGGTTCGTAGTTATCCTCTTCATTGTAGGGGTTGTAGGCTGAGAATGGTAAAGATTCCATAGGGTTATCTTATCTTTGGTTTTGAAGTAAAGCCTGTGATAGCAATAAGTGTTATTTCTGGCTTTGTAGTAAAGTCAGAGATAACGGCAAGTGTTATTTCTGGCTTTGTATGAAAGTACCCATATCGAGTTTTTTAACCTCTTTACGGGCTTTAAGGGTACACCCGGCTTTGATAAGCAAGGCTGTTCCACCAACTATGTTGTCGAAGTATTCGTTGTCTAAGTGGTCGGCTTGTTTGTACCATTCCACTACGATTCGGTTTTCTTTGACGTTGGTTTTGGTGGTTGGATCTTCCGAACAACAATGGTCGGCTAGTAACTGATGGTCGCCGGGATTTTCTGGGATGAAGAGCTTGTAGGTTCCGATAGAACCTGCACGAGCTATGAATCCTCGGTGAACTAACGTCTTGATAGCATTGGTATCAATCTTTAGCAGATCGACAATTCGATCGACACTCGGAGTCGAGAAACAATGGAAGTGCATTGTTCTGTCTCCGTGTATCTGTTCCATCATTGGACGATCTTTCACACCGTAGAACAACCCTTGAGTACCAAGAATTAACGAACGATGTCTACTTTCACGAATAGCTCGCAAAACGTGATCGGTTTGCCACATGGTGTCAAATCCAATGAATCTGTGAACCATTTCGTGCCCATCTTCCCGTTGATAGATAGTATTGGCAAGTATTTCACCAAAGTCTTTTACAGCTTGGTACATCATGCCGCCGAAATCTTCACGTTCGATGTCCGGATAGATATGTTCGAGTTTCTTGATAATCTTTCCTTTCTTCCACAGTACCCCTGGTTGTGGAGGGTATGTACCGTAGTCCAACAAGTACGGTCGTAGCTCGATGTCGGATGCAAAGGTGGCGTAGGTCAATACGTCAGCATTACAGTCAACGTGAGTTACTAAGTGCTTGCAATGGGCCGGTACTTTTCTCCTGGGGAGATGGGATAGTTTGGTGACTATTTGTTCATGGGTTGCTTTGAGGACTTCTTCGTCTGGGTTACGACGTTCTACCTTACATTGACATTCAAAGTTGAAGGCTTCTTCACCTTCTTCATAGAAGAATGTCATAGCATGGTGGACAGCTGACAGTTCAATCGGATCGTCGGTGTCCCATTCGTAAGCCCATTCCCAAGTAGCTTCTGCTCCTTCGTGCAGGGCATCGAAGTTTGTTTTTACAAACTCTGCGGCCCGACGTTGAGCACGTTCTCGGTCTCCTTCTTTTCTTCGATCAAAGTTTAGGAGAATTGCAGCATATTCTTCCCACAAGTCCATGTTTTTAGGCATGGACTTAATCATTGGGTATAGTGCGACTTCCCACGACGGTTCATCGAGAATGAAGTGTGTAGCTACGTCTCCTTCAACGTTCGGAGTAATAGTCATAACTGCTCGAATTTTCTTCGAGTGGCTACCACCAAACAACACCGATCGTTTGATTGTTCGAATAATTTTCTGGGAGACGGTTGGGCTAGTTGCTTCTTTGTCTGTCTGAATGTCGTCGATAAGAACAAAGTCTGGTCGAATAACTTTGCCGGCATCCGGCCCGTACCGAATCTTACGAGAAATACCCCGAAGATTGTCTTTGGTACGAACTAGAATGACAGCACCGCTGCTCGGTTCTCCTGGGACGTGGGGGAACCTGATGCTGTCTTTAGACCAATCAACGTGGGTTGGTTCTCCGTTCAGAGTTTGCTTGGCAGCTTTAAGGGCTTTGCCTTCGGTAGCTTGAAAGCACTTCATGATAGTTGGGAAGTATTCTTCAAGAGCAGGGTTGCTAAGCAACTCTGTTTGAAGTTGTTCCATAATATCTTGAGACTTGTCAATAGCCGAAGAAACAATCAAAGCAAACTTTATATCTCCGGTGAGGATACCCAACAATAGTTGGTTGACTGCTCTGGAAGTTTTTGCAAATCCACGAGGTTCTGCCTGAACCAGCTTACCACGAGATTGAACAATCCGTTGAAATCGTCGAATAGCGGCATTTTGTTCTTCCCCGTAAGGTTTTTGTCCTGTACTGTTCGGGAACACAAGTTGGTGTGCTTTGACGTAATCGTTACGAATTTCTTCTCGTTTGAGTAGTAGTTCTGGTGGGATGGTACAGTCGGACTCGACATTGTGTATCAACGACTTGTACAGTTCTGTACGACGGTCGTTACGTTTTTGCATCGAACTCTGACGAACAAAAGCCTGCACAGCCTCTTCTGGGGAGAGGATGGTTGGGATTTCATTATCATCGTCAAATTCATCAAACATTGTAAATTGTTTAGCCATGTTACTTCCTTGAACTCAGCACTAAGCGAATCCGATATGTTGAAGTGAAGCTGTTAGTTCTGGGGCAAGTTGAACCTTGAGAACTTTTCTTCCGATGTTGGAAGATGATGACGTTTTGTGGCCGTACAACATTCTCAAAGCAAGCATGTCCTGTAATTCTCGGTTGACCCGTTCGATAGACAAATCTGTTTTTTCGACAAGTTCGTCTCGACTATGAGGGTGCATCATAATATGTCTGCAAATCTTCATACGAGCCGACTTAAAGTCGATGATGTCTCGAACAACTTTACAAACCAGTTGGTCTACTACTTCGTTGGGTCGGTCAAGACCTAGAACGACAGGAGCACACATATATAGTTTGGTAAGCTGTCCGATCAAACGGGCAGGAACTTCGACAATAGGTTCGGATGCAATTTCTCGCTGTCCAAAACTTTCTCGGTCAACTTTAGTACGAAGAGTAGCAGCTAGTCTAGCCCAGGTACGAATGTTGTTTTGTTCTCTCTGTCCGAGTTGTACGTTACACGGTTTTTCCATCAACATGTCAATGAATCCTTTTGCAGCAGCCACGACCGGCATTTCTGGGGGAAGGGTGGAAGGATTGATTGCTGACATCATTGACCGTTGTAACATACGTTCTTCGATCATTTCTCTATCGTGGTCGGATAGATCGAGTTCGAAGTCGAGGAATCGTTCACCAAGGAATGACTGGTCAGATCGACGAAGAACGTGAGTACCGCATAGGATCATCGTACTACGAATGTTACGGTAGTCGTGGGAAACCATGTTCTTGTAAAACGTCGAACTATCTTTGTCGTAGAAGTCTCGAAGCTCTGAAAAGATTGTTTCGACATTCTTTTGCTTGAGTAGAGCATCGGCATCTTTGACAATCAAAGTCTTACCAGCAATGAGTGGAATAAGGGAAGCATCTGTGTTGCCTTTTTCGTCTTTCCAACCGGAGAATAGTCCGGTAAAGGTAGATTTGAGGACAACTTGTGTTGATCCACTGACCACTTTTGCTAGTGTAGTTTTACCCGACGACGGAGCACCGAACATACGAACCCATAGCTGTTCTCCTTCGACTCTGGTGGAGTAGATGGAGCTAAGGATAAGTAGTAATCCGGCTTTCATCGGTTCGGTGGTATGGAAAACATTTTGGTATCGTTGGACAAGCTCGTTGTAGCTGGTACACGATCTGTCAGCTTCGATAGTTTCAATAGTGTTCTTGACGACCACTACGTTTTCTGGGGAAGTGTATGGTTTGATCCATTCTTGGACTTTACTATACGATCCCCGTCCGTACTCTCGATAGCAGTCGTTCAGGTCGTATCCGACTGGTTTGTCTGCTGGCCATTCGATGTATGAAATCGACTTGGGTTTGAATTGAGAAGTCGATATATGTTTCAGAATAACTTGTTCGTATCCTGCACGACCGGACGTATCGTTGTCGTAACAGAATACAATATGTTTTTCTGAAAGGTATTCACACCAGGAATTTTTCCAGACCCCAGACCCAGGAACCCCAGTACAGGAAACCCCGTTGGATGCAATAATAGCTTTGGCGGCTAGTCGATCCCAGTGACCTTCGGCAATCCAAAGAGTATCTTCGGTGGTTTCTTCCCAACTCATGAGCGTGTGCTCAATTCCTGGGGAGGCCATGATGACCCATTTGTCGTACCACTCTTGAGTTTCTTTGTTTTGCTTACGGACTATTGCGGCTTTGTAAAGGTTGTTAAGTTTGCCGTTCTTGAACGTAGGAATCAGGTAACTACCATTGAAGTCGTTGTACTTGAGTCCGGCATCTTGCACACAGGAGATTGGTAGGTCTCGCAGGTTAGCAATAAAATGGGACGTACGAGTTACATTGTCAAAACGGTTGTAGAGTTCACGAAGAAACGTAATAGGATTGCCACTCTTATGGCAAACCTTACAGTCCCACAACCCGTTATCTTGGTTGTAGAAAAAGTGTTTTTGTTTTTCACAAAACGGACAGTCAGTTACAAACTGACCACCATGTTGTTCGGGTTTGAAACCTGTATGAAATTCAAACAAGTGCACGGTGGAACCTCTAACCTCTGTTTTTAAGGATGGAATTTCGTAGTTTGTAGATCACCGCCTCATCTTCTGGGGAGGGATCGTTTAGCTCTTCAGCGACGATTAGTTCAATCTCTGTCCGAGCTTTTTCAGAGCAGTTGTTTTTGAGTACAATCTTCTCGACATCAAGAAGTGCTGCTTTGAGTAGAATGACCCTCTCTTTGAGGGTGTATTTTCGGTATTCGAGTGAATCTCTGTTTCGGCTCATGAATGTAGGATTTCTTGAATAATGGTGTTGGTTTCATCGGATGGGTGATAAATCAGTTTCCAATCAGATTCGCAAGTAGGAATATATTTTTTACCGGCTTCTGAAACTGCTTTGCTCTTAGCTTCGATAATGAGTGGCAGGGCTGGACAAATTGGTACTTCGGTATCCAAACTGTCGTGTACTTGGGAAATAAGTTGACAGTTGAATTTACGATAGAACGGATGATTTGTCCAGGCAATCATTGCTTGGGTCATAATAAGACCGGCTGTGCCTTGAACATAGTAGTTGGTAGCCTTAAATGGTTCGTTAGGTGGTACGTCGAGACGATAACCACCCAACGTGTGTACCGAAAATACGGAGTATTTAAGGTAGTTGTTTTCTGCCATACGGACTCTCGATTGAGTAAACTCTTTGATTCCTGGGAATCGAGCATCAATCTTTGCACAGTAGTTTGGTGGGTTCTTACCACCGTGGTAGGTCTCGTTGGTTTTGTTTTCTGTTGCACCGTAGATTCGTGCAAAGTTACCACTCTTGACATCAACATATTTTTTGAGGGCTTTCTTGTGACCCTCTGTATGTTGTGATTCTGGCAGTTTCTTTGCACTAAGGTAAGCAGGTATCAGGTCAGGAAAAATGATTTCCATAATCATTTGGTGTACCGACTTACCTTGTTCAAAAGCATCAATCAGTTCTTTGTTTCCAACGGTGTAGGCCCAGATTCTGAGTTCGATGTTGACAAGGTCGTGGCTGATCCAGACATTTCCTGGAGTAGGGCCGAACAGAAATCGCAATACTTTATCAGTATTTTGGTCGTTTGGACTATTCGAACTCTGGCGAGTCTCTCTCGTTCCGGTGATATTAAGACTGGAGTGGGTTCTGTTGTTTTCGTCAAGCCAGTTGATGAGTCCTTCGATGTCCGTTGCTTGCTTTTGCTTTCTTTTGTAGAGAGCGAGTAAGCCCAAAGTAGGTGCATTGAATTCTTTGGCATAAGAGTCGATTGCTTTCTTGTCCATTGCTGGGGTGGTGCTTGTTTTGTCCGTGTAGTATTTGACCGGGATGCTCAAACACTTATGTACTAGGTGGATCAGATGCTGTCGTTTGTTTGGATCAAACTTGAAGGGAATGTTTGCTTGTCGTTTTATTTCCCAACGATGCTCTTCCATTTCCTTACGAAGTTGGGCGATCAACTTGAGAGCTTCCGGTTTGTTGAAATGTTTGCCGGTTGTTTGCATACGATATGCTATCGGCAACAGTTTCTTACGAAGTTGGTATACGTCCCACAAGTTGTCGGCTAATAGACTAGGTTTGAAAGCATCCCATAACAATAACGTTCGTTCAACGTCACGAACAGCATACTCTCGACAAGCATCGGGAGCAAGCCAGTAGTCCATCTTCCAAAATTGTGTACCGTTGGCACGAATTCCTGGGAAGTGTGGATCACCGGCTTTAGCTACTCGATAACCTGATGCTCTAGCATTTCTGACTCTTTCCTTGACAATGTTTTCAAGTAATACTTCATCATCGTCGGAGTAATTGAAATACTTGACAGCCAAATCTTTGAGGTTGTGGGAATCACCTGAACAAATACAGTGTGATGCCAGCAACGTATCTTCGATTTTTGGCCAAAAGATTTCCGGGTCGATCCCGATTGACTCTAATGCTCGGATGTCAAAGTTTGTGTTGTGGAAGATGATCTTTGTAGCTTTACCGACTAGAGAACGAAACTCGTTAAGTTCATCTTCTTCCCAGGTGACTTCACGAGTGTAGGGGTTGACAGTTCCTTCAAAAATGTAGGATACCGTACCGTTACAGGCAGTAATCATGAATGGTTTGCATCCATGAAAAAAGTCTGTGCCGGTAGTTTCGGTGTCAACTGCGAGAATCATTGTTGTTTACCTTTCATAAGTGCTTCGTGGACTTTATCTTTCCATCGACCAAGAAATGCTTGATTGACGGGGTTATCTTCAAAAGCTCTTGCTTCTTCCCACCCATCTTCTGGGGGGTGAAGGATAAGTTGAATTGGTCTTTCGAGCTTTCCCGTCTTTGTACTGTACTGAGACAGTCCAACTGGATTGGTTGGGTATTCGATTTTTCGATAGGTTCCGTCGGAGTAAATAAACTCCGCTACCGGCCCTCGGTAGTGTTCAGCTTTCTTCTTCTTCATCGGTGATCCTGACGGGTACAATAGTGAGTGAAAATCCGGTCATGTCATTTACTGAAAGTGCTCGGACAACTCTTTCAGCATCATGTTGATCGTCAAATAGAATTGCTAATTCTGGGTCGTCAGTCCAGCTAGGACACATGGCGAGCGAGACATCAGAGTAATACATCGAATGTCCTCCGATGTCTCTTTTAACAGCATAGCGTGTGTTATTCAAAGTATAGTCCTTGACAAAAATTGTTTAAGTGGTTGACGAGATACTTGTAACATCGAGGGGCATATTCGGGTAGTTTTGCTAGCCCGTTTCCGTATCCTGACTGATGAAACACGATTGCTTTGGTTTTGTTGAGAGCTTGAATCTTGTTCAAGTCCTCGACGACGATTCCGGTAAACCAGATAAAGTCGCTGTCGTAGAAGTAACAAGATTTTTTACTTCCGGGTGCTTTCTTGGTTCTTAGCCCGTAGGTGTTGGGTAAGCCACGAATTACAGCTTGACCTCCGGTTCCGGTTCGTTCAAGGTTATCACCAAAGATAAATACCTTGTCGGGGTTTCGTTCTACTATCTGTGGCGATAGCCGAACCTGGTTAGACATAAGGTATACTCCTGGGTGGATAACTTTGTTGTCCAATACTACCCTGGGTACAACTTCTCGAAAGATTGTGTTGTTCATACAAGTGGTGCTTTCTTTCTTCCTTGTACATAGCCGATCAAGTAGATAGCTACGTGGGTTGCGAGTAGGGCTGCTATTTCGTACATGGCGGTTTCTCCAAAATTTGGTAAACAGTTGATTGGTTGGGATGTAAGGTGGTGTTTTCTAGGGTGTACAACACACTAAGGTTGGATTCGTAGACTATCTTTGCTATAGCTGTTTGGTACTCTAACCACTCAAGTCGAGTAAGCATAGGGCAGTCTACAAGACGAACGTATTCATCATCCATTTGTACACAGATCATCCAAGAACCTGATTTTTTTAGTATCGCTCCAGATACCGAGTAGTCGGGTCTTGGATGAATGGTGAAATAAACAGGTTTGAGTGGGTACAGTCGAGTGATGAACTCAAACCAATGATCGTTTAGTTTTTTGAGTTCTTCTGTTGCCTCGTTATAAATGTCTCTGCATTTTTCCAAGGCTTGTTCTATTTCTTTCACGATTGTTCTCCTGGGGTGAGTTTTTCTCCTCTAACAACTTTGTGGTCTTTTGGGCAGGAAAGTCCGATACGAACTTTACTTTGTCCGATGATCTTGCTGTGGTTGATGAATACTTCTCCGATTTGAACGTATGCGAATGGTGTAAGACCGGCGTCAATGTCGACGGTTGGTGTCTTAATGTTGAGCACTATCGTCTCGAATACGATATGCTTGACAGTGATTACTATGTCACCGACATGGACGGATTGTCCGATCTTTCGGTTAAACATTAACATAATTCTTTCTTTCTGAAAGAGTGAGAGAAACAAATAAACAAAAAGATCGGACAGGAATTGAACCTGTACCTAGGACTGACGCCCTCGTCCTACCGTTAGACTACCGATCTTACCGAACTACTCGATTGAGCCACTGATCAATGTAGATGCTTTGTTAATATCTACAGGTTCAGTGGTTCTGTTGATGACGGTGTTAATCAAGTCGACAACGTCAGCACTATTAACAACCAACCCTTTGGACGGTTTAGCAATTTCAGGACTACACCCATCAAGTGTGCTTCCGGAAATTACACCGACCGATCCGGTGTTGAGTGATACGCAAACTCGATTAGCGGCAGAAGTTACTGCCCTATTTGTAATTTTACTGTTACTGATTGTAAAATCAGTGGCTTGCAAAAACAAACAGTTAGCATTAAGTGTAGATGTCCAATCTAGGTACGAAACAGAAACTTGTGGTCGTTGCCCAGACGTCCAAGGACAAAACAACGTGCCGCAGTTCTTTCCTGGGAGAGGAGAGACTTGTACGGGTTCTGCTTCTGTACCATTGATTTCGAGGACTCCTTGGTTGTAAAATACGATACCCGGCCCATCAACTTTGATGACGGTTCCGGCTTCGATGACCAGTTTCCCTCCTTGACGGATTGTGCATTGAGTTGTAAGTAGATACTCTCCTTTCGTGACAGTGGCGGTTTGACCGGAAAGAACATTTCGGACAGGGAATGGGGTTTGCCCAAACGAGGAAACAACAGCAGATAAACCAACAACTAGCGAAAAAACGTAACGCAACATAAACAGACCTTTCCATAAAGGAAACCTAGAAACAAACAGACACAAGTACCGAATTGGGATTCGAACCCATACCTTGCAACGTCGGCCAAACGACTGGTAAGCTTCCCAAGTCGTCAGTATCTCCTAGAAGCAAGATGCCTTTCCTGGTGAGGCACAAACAATCGGTAACAGGTTGGTTAGGTCAACCACTCCACTCTACCTATCTATACTGTTTGGGGTTGAAGGAACTGTACCTAAGTAAAACCAGTTGGAAAGCCCGTTGGGGCGGCTAGTCTAGTTTTGTCTCGTACAGTCCCAAACAGTTACCTATACAGGTTGCAAGCAAACCAACCGTACTTACGAAAACCTCGATGGTATCCGTAGGCTACACCCGATTCGACAAGTTGTCGTTGACCGTAGTAACAGCATCGACGAACTGCATCTTCTGGGGAGTAAGTTGAGAATCCCACACCTTCATATCGAGCACTACCAAATCCTCCACCGACATGACAACACGTACCCCGTGAGGCTTGTTGTTCGGCTTTAGATTGTGCAAGACCAAGAACCGATCGTACCGGCTGTTCTTCCTGGAGGTATCGGATGGGTGCTGTTGCAACAGCAACAGTGGATTCGACTACTTCTCCAACAATATAGGTAGTTCCTTCGACGATGTTTCGTACCGGTGTCCGGTAACACGTCCCGTTGGCACAATTTTGTCCGAACGACGTAACCGACGAAAACAATACAGCAACAAACATACAAACAAACGTGATTGGTGAGAAATTTTTCATTGTGGGTTTTCCTTAACACAAAGCTAAACAAAAACCAGCGGTGGCTCACTGGCAAAATTTGTAACGAAGTCCACTCGTTGTAGCCACTAGAATACTAGATTGTAGACTAGAACAGCAATGCCACCAACTATCGAAAGTATAGCGGCACAGTACCAAAAAATAAACCAAAACAGTCCGTTAATGGTTTCGTCGTCAATTGGATCGAAATCGTCCATAGTTAGTCCAACTTGTCAACTGTGGTGATTCGTTCCATTCGAGGATCGTCGATGTTCTTCAATAACACCTTACCGGAATCGGCAAAGACTTCTTCGACGATCCACTCCATACCCAGGTGGGAAACCTTCGACTTGACAGCCGGAAGGTTATTCTGGGCAGTAGGGGACTCCGGTGATGGGGCCGCAGTCGTTTGGGCCGGGGCAGGAGTAGTTGCTGCAACAGCCGCTGGGTCTTTTGGGGCCGACATCATCGACGGTGGAACAACACTGTCGTCCTGGGGGACATGATCTTCGATGGTTGAGAGACGAATCTCTTTACCATCGTCGAGTGTGTTCCGTGGGTTCTCGACGATTTGGAAGTGGAAAGCCAATCCTTGTTGGTCAAGGAAGTAGCTTCCGAGTTCGGCTGGTGATTCGTGGTTTGTTCTCAACTCACGAGGCATACCGAGACGTTCTAGATCGTTCAAGAACATTTCGTATCGACCAGCAGCATCCATGTTTGCTGACGAAGCAAACCACCATTGCTTACGAAGGGTTTTTCCTTGGTGGGCATCATGATCGACGACACTGAATGTCATCTCACAGTATGGTGTGCCTTCCTTGGTAGACCCGTCGGGATTGGTTTTGTTCTTGCTCTTGTCGAACTTGAATCCGGTCACAATCACCGTACCGGATGATCCGATAGGGAGAGGGATATTTTGTAGGCGGGCTTCGGCCTGCTTTGCTTCCTCAATACGGGTGGAGTTACGGCCAAAGAAAGCCATGAATTCTGGGGATACGTTTACTTTGCTAGACATAATCAAATCAACTTTCGTATAGAAATCAAACACAAAAAGGGTAAACACGATAAACAATCAAATGTCGGGTTAGGACGCAGAAGTCTTTGCTTGCTCCTTTCGGTAGGCTTCTGGAAAATGCTTGGACAGGTTTTTGTATGCTTCCTGGGGTGATCGACCCATAGGAATGACTGGTGGCATACCCCAACGGTTCTTGGCTTGGTGTGCCGTGGTAACGGAAGTGTAAATGACTCGGTTGTCGATGTCACTTGCTTTACCTTCCATTGCCAAACCTGAGGTCTTTTCGGTAACACGAGTGATTTCGATTGACAGGTTCAGGAAGAAAATAAATCCCGCCCAAGCTGTCAAAGTCGATCTCATACCAAGACCTTTGTCACCGTCGTCCATGTTGATGACATGGCAAAGGTAGTCGGGGCCTTGGGTGTTAGGCATAGGAATTGTACCAACGTGACCGATCAGGAGAACATTAACTCCGGAGTCGGCTTTGCTGTTGCACAAATCCAAGAACTGTTGAAACACAACAGGTGATTCCTTACGAGCACCGCTGCTGTACGCATGGAACTCTTTGGAGCTGTTGTTGTAACAGGTTTGCAAAACATAATCAAAGATTTTTGTTTGCAGACCTTTGGTCGAATCAATCACAATCGTACCCTTCGTAACTTTACCGACCGATTGTACCAGTTGGTTGAACGAAGTGATGATGTAGTTGATACTGTTACCGGGAACTTGTCCGATAACTTCCAAATCCTGATACCCAGTCTCACCGATCGACATACAGTGTACTGGGCCTGGAAACTGGAGAGCAAGGCTGGTTTTACCCATACCTTCTCGTCCATAAATAACACCGGTCATACCACGCAAAATAATTCTCCTACAGAGAAAAGGAACGAACAAACAGTTAATTGGTCGGGTTTTGGTCTACCTTGGCTTCGGCAGCTTCTGGGGTGAACTTGCCGGTTGGGTGACGTTTCTTGAGTTTTTCCATGTTAATGTATCGAAAAAACTGAAGATTTTCTGGAACTGATCCGTTTCGCATAAAATCTACTGTTCTGAATCCGTTGACAAGAAGATTCATTAAATCAAGAATGGTATTGGGGTCGACGTCGTGTCCGTAATGAATCCATTTTTTTGATAGATTCATGATCTTTTCGAGGGCGGTAGTGGAGTAGTAGTGAAATCCCGATCCGACATAATTGGCTCGGTCGGGGTTAAAAGTATCAGAAATACTTTTCACTACAGCTTCGCAAGACATTTCATGTTCTTGCAAATGAAACCATTTGCTGTCCCGTGGTAAGTGCAAGGTTTGGCCGAGTTGTACCCGCAACAGTGTTTGGAGTTGTGTCATATAGAACAGCAAGTCTCCAATTTCTTGGTGAGCTTCTTCTCGACGATTGTTAAATTCATATTGACATGTAGAGTGTTCCATCTCAGTTAAGTGTTCGATCAGTTCAAGCACTTCACCGCAGAAACCGTCGATACAGTGAAGTACGTCAAGTTTATGGCAATTGTCAATCAACTGTTTGAAACTTGTGTCTTTGAATACCAGTCTTACGTTTTTGATGGACTCGGGTGACAAAGAAATATAGTGTGTCGGGCTGTGGGAGTTAAACAACTCGTCACAAAATTTGTGGTACGTTGTAAGGTGATAGTGGATTATCATTATTCTCGGTTTTCCAATTCTTTGAATAGTTGGGGAACTCGAACTAGACCGTCAAGGTCGATCTGTCCGGTGAGATAACTGTAAAAATCTTTCTTGTACGAGTCTGTTCGAGCAGGGTCAAACAAACGTAGTGGTTTTTTGTGAAACAGATGGTTGTAACAATCTGGGTTGAAAGGATCAAACTTGTCTGACAGAGTGTATTCATACAAATAACACAAACTGTCAATGATTGGATCAAGTGTCTCCTTCCGAAACATCGTCACCTTTTCCCTGGGGTGGGAGAAGATATGTTGGTCGACCCAGAACATCTTGTTACGAGCTACTGGGTATTCCTTGTACGATGTACATGAGTTGTAGATACGGCTGATGTAAAAGCTGTGTCGTTCACTCACTTGACGGGGTGGACAGTTCCACTGGACTTCTGGAATCCGTAGGATGTCGTAGACAACTTGTTCGCAAAGAATTCCTTGGATGTCTAAAGCATGAAGATACAAATTCAACTGTAGATCGGTGTGGATTTCTTCTCGATGTTGTTGTCTGTCGTGTCTCCCTTTGCACTTGTGTTCTACAAGGATTGTTGCATAGTCGGTGTTAAGACCTATTACTGGTGGGGTATCCAGCCCGTAATAGAGTTCGTCTGGAGTCATATCCCGTCTACGACCGATACCGTCCATCTTACCCATGAGGGAGATTTCGTGGTTTTTGGTTTTGTACGGAAGTTTGAACTCTTGTTCTGTCTTGATGTTGTATACCAACTTATAACGGTCGTCATACAATTTCATCATTTCAAACACCGACCAAAACGTGGTGATGTTAATTGTTGGGTATTTCTTCTCTTCTTCACGGAGTTTAGCTTGTAATTCAAGAATTGCTTCCGAATCGAGTTGGTTGTAAAGAATGGGATTTTCAAGAGTTAACTCCAACAATTTGTGGAACATATTGCCCCACATCAGGTTTTGATTGAGTTGCGATGGTTCTTCAAGTCCAAGTCCGTAGTACAGAACGAAACTAAACGGGTCTTGAAGGTATCGAGACAGAAGAGATTGAGTTACTCCTCCGTCTTTTGGGCCGTTCCATTGCCATTGCATGGGGGTGTCTCCTGGGGTGGTATGTAAGGGGCTAAGTTTGAGGCTTTCACGTATCGCTGTTGGCCTTGCAGTTTGTAACATGGGAGGTGGTCGAAAAGGCCGACGACTTCTTCAACGATAAGCGGTTTGTATTGTTGATAATTGGTTGTTAAAACCACTGCTTCTCCGGTGGAAAACACGTATCGTCGATAGATTTTTCTGCCTCCCGGACAGGTTTTGCCAAGCAAAAATGGATTGACATCCTGTAGTGTCGGTTTTTGAAGTAGAGCACCCTCCGAGTTTAATGTTTTGTCCCCCGGAAATACTTTTTCGCCACGTTGTAGTGTTCGATACTCTTCGATGTCGGGCAGTTCGTTTGATTGAGAATCGTAAAATTGCCGAAGTCCGGTGAATAGTTCTGGGTATGGTTTTTCCGATATATGAAGTGTTTTTCCTTGAATTGCGGGGAGGGTTATCTCTGAAAGAGAACGGGCAATTGAATTGATGATTTCGACACAATTGTCTGCCACAGTGACAGACGAGACGGCATTGCCGATGTTGTACGTCACGCTGCAACATTCGATACCGACCCCATCTACTACACAATTTGTTGATGCAAGGGTGACAATGCTGGTAGCATTGACATGCACAACGTTTCCGGTAAAGACGTCCTTGAGTTCGATGAATTTCATGATAAAATTTCCTGAATGAAGTGTGAGAGTTTGTTTGCTTCTCGACGACACAAAAGTAATTTGTACTCTTGTTCTTCGATGTATTGATGGAAGGATTTGATGCCTGTTGAGGCAAATATCCGAAGGATTGGTAAGTTGTACGTCTCACTTAGCTGAGTTTCTCCACCAATAAGAACGATCCCTCTTGGTTTGAAACTTTTTACTAATTGTGAAATGTGTGGACTACAAAGTTGTATTTCTTTTCGGGTTGGTAGTCTACCGACGTTGTGTACTTCGGCATACGTTCCTGGGGTGAGAAGAAATTCTGTTGCTTCGTCCAGATCGGTCGAGAGATATTCTTTACCGTCTGGTTTGAATAGCTTTGCGATGTCTTTTGTGCGACAACAAACTTGGTAGGTCATACAGTATGTCATCGTATGTTTGACATTCTCGATTACAGATTGAAGAACTCTTCCGGCAAATCCACTAAAAGGGATCCCTGTGGAGGAGTCGGTTTCGTCGGGGGCTGATCCGATAAAGAGGAGTCTGATGTTTGGGGTTTGTCCAAATGTTCGACTTCCGTCTTTTCGAACGGCCACGACTCTTCGTCCGGTGGCAAGTACACACCGTTGGCATCCCGACCAGTCGGCATAGCCTGTATTGTTATTGTAGTAGAGGCTAGTACCTCGTATTTTATTCCCGACAGGATTTTGTTGAGGGTTTCCAGACTGCATTTTCTGTCTCCGTTGAGAATAGCATGGAAGTTTGGAGGTGACATACCGATTTTGGAACAGTATTGTCTGAAATTCCCTGGGGAGTGACGATCAATCAGGTCTTTTATTAGCGAGCCTTCTCGCTGCTTCAGCAAGATTGCTGGGTTGAACTGAGGATCGTTTATCCGAGGAAGGATAATGCTGTCGTGCTCCGGGGTTACGTCCATAGAGCAGTCGTTCAATGGTTTCAATGGTTTTTCGTGGCTCATCACGTATATCCGCTGACATAAAGTAAAGGATCAACCACCCGTTGAGTATCAGGTCGTTGTGTTTGTGATAGTCTCTTTGCATACCCTTATAGTTCAGGTGGCCCGTACCGTAGCCTTGCAGTTCAATTGCAATTTTTTCTTTTGGGAAACTAAAATCAATTTCCCATTTTCGTTGTAGACTGACGGTATGGTGATGTACGATGGGGTATCCACTGTGAGACTTCCACAAATCATGGAATTTTTGTTCAAAGTTGCTGTCGTAAGGCCCGCTTGTGGCCTTAAATTTCTTCTTCATTTGGGTTCTGTGATGGTTTGGGTGAATTTTGAACACCCAACATCAACAACTGCTTCCGTGCTTCAAAGAGGTTCTTTTGACATTCGAGCAAACAATCCGTAATCATTACAAAATTGTCTGTTCGAATGTTGATCCCGTGTTTTTCTGGGGAAGGTGGAAAACCTTGTCGGTTAGACATGGTGTTGATGTGTGGGCTATCGAACTTCATCGCTGACATTTGGGCTGCCATTTGGATGCAGGTTTCGATATTGGTTAGCAAAGTAGACTCTGGTGAGGGTTGCATAACAAAAGTTCCTAAGTGTGAGAGTTACGGGTAGAACTAGGAAAACGGTTTCCATAGTTCAAGAAGTTTTTGGTATCTGACTTTAAGCCATTCAACAATTGCAGGCTCGTCGTCTCGACAAACATCAATAACGACCCAACAGTAGTGTCCTTTTCGTTGAAGCATGTAGTAAAGACAGAGTTTTGCAATTCTTGCTTTGTCGTCTCCGTTGTATTCTGGGAGGTCGTGTTCTGGCCCTTCCCACCAATCAAATCGAAAGACCAGATTTAAGTCTAAATCGTCATTTTTACGTTCTGAAATAAAATTTCCCCATGAAGTGAATCGTTCCTCCGGTTGGTCGTCACCGTCACATGTGTAATTACTTTGGACACAGTAAAACGGATGATCTATTTCCCATAAACGAGGCATAGCAAAAGTTCCTAATTGTGAGAGTTGATAAAGATTAACCGGCATGGAAGTCTCGAAGGATTACCCCTTCGCTACATTTGTCTGGGTTTATTACAACACAGGTTGACATTTTTGGGTCAAGCCATGTTCCAGGCCCTTCATCACCACAGTGTTGTGCTGCGATTTTTTGAGCTTGGTGGTGACTTTTAGCAGCAATTACGAATCCATCTGCGATGTCATAGTCACGACCGTCGTGGTCTGGATTTTGAAGTAGAAATAGTTTCATAATTGTGAGAGTTAGTCCCCTAACGGTTTGAATTCTTCACAGTCAACCGTGTTGGCTGCTTTGAGTACCAGATACCGAATTTTATCAATCGGTCTGGTTTTTGGTCGTTGACTGATACCCCATTCGGCAGCACAGTTGGCTATGTCATCGAATGTAATACCTCCACCGTTCTCGTCAGATTCCCAGCGTTTTTTGAATTCTTCTTTTGTCATGGTTATCCAATTTTCTAAAATTACCGGTCGAAGTTGAAAGGTTCCGAAACGAGGGTGACAGAAACCAGCCCCACGGAAGTATATTGTTTTGAGAGCAGTAGAATTTCTTCTATTTCTTTGAGACTGTCTGATCGAATCAGAACCGTTTTGTTCTTTTCTTCGTCGGTCATCAGGTTGATGAGGTTGGCAAGTTCTTTATATGTCATAGTTAGTCCAGGTTTCCTGTGTCAATGGGGCCGATGGGTTTGTCGGAGTTTTCCTTGGCAAAGTAGTGAACTCCGACAGGGCATCGAGGGATTCCGTATTCAGAAAATCCTTCAAATTCTACTTTGAGGAACTTTCCGATGTAGTTTTGCTTGTAGGTCAGGATTTGTTTTTTCTTGGCAGTTGTGCCTTTGAAAGAACATTTGAATTCTTGACCTGACGATGTTTGACAGACGAACACACCAAGCCCGCCTGTTCCTGGGATGACATCGACAATTTCAAATTCCGAGTCAACAAACGATTTCATCTTGAGCAGACCGGGCGATCGTTTGTTGATTTCGTATGGGGCATCGAGGTTTCGTACCATCATACCTTCATAACCCATTTCTTTGAACTCGTCGAATTGATCTTTGAGTTCATCGTCGGATATGGGCTTGTCGTGCAAGATTGTGTGAACGATCTTGAACGGACACTTCTTGGAGAAGTAGTTGATTCTCTGGTACGGATGGTCTTTGGAAGTTCTACAAAGAATGTAGTATTCTTCCATCAACTCGACGATTCGATTTGCTTCTTCGATCCTGGCCGAAAATGGGGCTTCGGTGTCGATAATGTCGAATACGTGGAACTCGATTTCTTGGCAAACCGTCAGGTCTGGTCGTTGTCTCATAACAAATGACTCGATTGTTGACAACGGAGCATTTGGTATGATTAGTTCACCGTCGAGTTTGATCCCTTCCGGAATTTTGTGTAAATACAATTCAAGGTGTGGACAACTCGAAAAGTATTTGTTCTTTCGAGACAGCAGACCATCTCTTGACATGATACATCGGATACCATCGAGCTTCGGCTGGAGTGCCGTATGGTCAAACTTTGGGTTCTCTTTGTATTCTTGAGCCAGCATCGGGAATGATGGTTGGCATGTCGGAATATCAACAGAATATCCTTTTCTGTCCATTTGGTGGGCAATTCGGCTGTAAAACTCATCAAGTGTTGAGTTTTCTAGCACTTGCTGCCCGTGGTGACTTTCCTGGGGTGGGTGATGGTGAGTTCTTCGTCCCCAAGTGATGACATTGGTGTTGTTGGACGGATCAAACTCGATTTTCCACCAGGATATGTCGTTAAAGTTGTTCAGAATGTAGAGGGTTTTTGTCTGGATCATTCGAATGTAACCTTGAGAGAGTTGTCCTTGGGTATGGAGTAGGTTTCTACATCGACAATTAAGTTGTCGATTTTGATGGTTGCTTCGGTTCCGTCTGTATTGGTTAGGGTCAGTTTGACCGACGGATTTCGACCAAATTCTTCGTGATCAACAAAAGCTGCCCATAGAGCTTGCAGTAAAACATTCATATACGATAGTTTATCTGCAATTATCGAGCAAGTTTCGTCGGAGACTAAGTGTCCATTCCCTCCGAAGTTCTTAGTAGCTTCGGACGTGGTGTATAAATAGAACGGTGCTGATAACCAGGCTTGTAAAACTACCGTTTCCGGGATATTACTTTGTGCTATACCCCCCGCAAGTAGATTGGCGAGGTGGTCGGTCATTCGACTGATAGCTTTCGACCTTACTTCAGCCGGAAGTGAGTTGAAATAGTCGGTAGCTTCTTGTTTTGTTTTTGGTTTTTTCATAATAGTGTGAGAGTGAAACTAAAGAAAAGGTTAAGGATTACTCTTTGTCGAGGTACAAATAGTATTGATCCTGCATGGTACGGGTGTGAGCTACAAACTCGGTATTGTATTCTTGAGTTTTCTGCTCAGTCGTTTCTGCCCTGGAGGACGGAACTGGAGGGTTTAGGATGCCAACGATTGGAGATTCCAATCCTTTGGCTTTGTGAACTGTTGAGAGGATAACGTATTGGCTTCCTTTCGGTGGGTTAAGTAGTCGTCGAAGCATGGGTTCAAAGTCTGCAAGAGATTCACAACTCTTGAGGACATGTCGAATACAGTCGAACTTGTCTCGGTTGGCTTGTTGAGCCATTTTGTCACCGACAGAACAGGTTCTTTCTTCATACTGGGCGAGTTTGAAGAGTAAATCTTCAATGTTTGCTGCTTTTCGATTTTCGACGGTGTTAATAAGGTTTTCGACTAGGCTTCCACCTAGACATCTACATGGAACACCGTTTTTGACCAATAAAAGAGCTAATTTGACCAACGGAGCATTGTATCGGCAGACAACAAGAGGATTTCTGTCCTTTGCTTTGGGTTTGTCGGCCAATTGTTCAAGTGCATTGGTTGCCCAGACACTCAAATCTTCAGAAACTCGTTCAATTTTGCCTGGTTTCTTACCGTCTACAGTTCGAATTTGGGCTGTTGGACGGATCGAATTAGCATGGGCAGCGATGTTTGGGGGTAATCTGAATGACAATCGAAGTGGTAAAGAGGCATCACAATGCTCTCTAATTCGATCAATTGCATACGGATCAGCACCATTCCAGCCGTTAATTGCCTGGTTTTTATCACCCACAAACACCAAATTCTTGCAAAGTTTGAATGACAGAGCAAGACGAGCAGGTGACAAGTCCTGACATTCGTCGACAAATCCGATTTCGTAGGGTGGTGTTTTGATTAAAAATAGGGCCAACCATACTTGTTGCATGAAAGTGATGCCAATACGACGATCAACATTCTTCATTTCTCGGATAATCTGTGAACACTGAGACACCATGTCAGGGTGAATCTTGAACGGAGCAAGTTCACTGTACTTGGATTGCAGTTGGTACAGATTTTCTGGGGTGATGTCGAGTAGTTCTTCTTGTAGTTTCTCTACGAATCGTAGAGACGACAACCAGTCGAACCGACGTTTGTTTTGGGACATGGATTGTCCGGTGATCTTTTCGATCATGGACTCTCCGGCTCGTTTATTGGGGGCAACAAACCCGTAAGCCTTCTTGATTGCCATGTAACCCCAACCGTGATGGGTGTGGACGAGACAATCTTTGTGCAATCTGGGTTTGATGTCGTCTACAGTGGTGTTGTTATAGGCCATGTAGATAGCAGGGTATGCCGTCCCGTCCTCTTTCCTGGGGAAGTTGTTCCGACACCAGTTATAGATGTCGGCTTGCTCAGGAGTGTTTTGGAACTTGGTAAGCCACATTTGTGGGTTGGCTGACCGATAGTACAGGTAGGCATCAATGATTGTGCTGGTTTTACCGCAACCGGGGCCAGCATCGACGAGTAAGTTTGGCATTATTTTGTGAGACTGATTTGAAAAATGAAAGGGTAGGAAAGTGTCCCGTTTTTATTTGCTACTGCAATACGGGCATTAACGATGTCAAATTCGACGTACTGAAATTTTGTTCCTTTCTTGTATGGAAAGATGCTTCGGAGTAACACTACGTTGTGAAACTTGATTTTTCCGGTCGTCGGGTCGAGAAGTTCCGACGACTCATAAGTAAACGGTGGGTTTGCTGGTCTTGGCATTAAACGATGTCCTTTGACATAAGGTAGGCTATGTAGCCCGTGAACAAAGTAATGGACGGTAAACCAAAAGTAACGAGAAATTGATCAATTAGATCAAGTATGGGGTGTATCACGGTCGAAATCCTTTTCTGGGGTGGGTGGTGGTATTACTTCGGGAAACCATAAGGCTCCGACGTAGATACCGGCCAGGAACGAGATAACGGAAAACAAAGAACAACCAACGATAAGACGGAAAGTTTCTAGTTCCATGATTAGATTGGGTTGAGAGAGTATTTGGTTCGAACTTCGTTAATTTTAGTTCGGCACTCTTCGGGCCAGAACATGATCGGAGAAGATTCACACCACAAAGCTTGATTCACAGAAATTGGGTTTTCTGGATCATATACAACGTCGAGTTCGTGGTAGGTTCCCCAGTCGTGAGGGTGTTGGGAAACTTTGAATCGAACGTGAACCCCAACATCGGGAAATTGTTTGTTGAGTTCTTCTGTCAAAAGTTCTCTGTACAGTCTGATTTCGAGTCGGGCAAGTTCAACATAACCATCTTGACCGAGTTGAGCACAAAGTTCTTCGGATGGGGTAGTTCCAATACAATCGAGGGTTTCAGTAGACATAACTAGATTCCTTGTAAAAGGGACGAAACGAATAGATCAGGCGCAGGTGCTTTTCAAAAATGTACTCATAGGAATTTCCAATTCAAAAATTGCAAACTCACCAATGATTTCTTTTGGTTCTGTATGTTTTAGGTTGTCTTTTATGAATGGCTTTGCTATTTCTACGACAACTGTGTTCATTTTTCGTTCTATCAGACGAAAAGGTCTGGCATTGAGTGGTGTGTAGTACACTCCATCGTTTGTAGTCCAGGGGTGTGGTTGGTTGTTTGAATCTCGAAAAACATTTTTAGATTTGTGAGACATAACTAGATTCCTTGTAAAAGGGACGAAACAAAAAACTAAACGATGGTGTACTCGTCGAACATTTTGTGTAGTTCGTGGTACTTGTATTCGTATTCGAAGAGTTCCCAGGTCGGACGGAGTAGATCAAGAAGAATGAAAGCAGCACTTCGTATCTTATGTCGAATATACGGGCTGAGTTCGTTGTTTGTCATGTCGTTGTACATACTCAGTAAGTGATCTTTTTGCTTTATCAACATTTGATCGACAGAAACAACATCAACGATGTAGGCTTCTTCTTTTCGATTTTCACTGTGAGGGTAACGAATACGACGAGCAGGAGGGCAGTATCTTTCCATGATATTAAACTGGCTTTTTTAGAAAATAGGTAACGAAACGAGAAGCGTAAAAGTATCATTGTGTGATACCGGCTTGTTTAAGTAGGTCGGAAATTGACGGTTTGGGCTGCACTACTTTCCTGGGGGTGGGGACTGATAGTGCTTTGGGTGGTTTAGTTACGATACCGGCTTGTTGGGGTCTTTGTCCGGGTCGGTGGTGATTGTTGTCGATTGCATAACGGCAGATTGGTTTTCGGATGATTCGAACCATAGATGAACTCCTAACGTAGGTGAGAGAATGAGTGTCTTTTGTTCGAGGTAGACTCTGTACAAGTCGTCTATTCGTTTATTGGTGAGGTTGTGTAGTCGTCTTTTGAATTCGTCCTGTGTGACATACTTTGTATCGACTGTGTCGATTGTAACCCATCGACCTTCATACCAAATTTGTGTGACAAGTCGTTGGTTGGGTGGGAGATAACTAGAGTCCATAACGAGTTTCTTTCCATTGAGATTCTGTAAATTGACCTGGACAAATCAGTTCTTCGAATTCATTTTCTTTGAAGATGTCTTGCGTGTTTCCAACTTGGATAAGGTACACAAGTGTGTTGCCTATGGTGTTTCGAATTTCTTTGATAATTCCTACACCTGATACTGTTTCGACTTTCTGACCAACGTGGTAGGCCATAACATATTTCCTGGGGGTGAGTGTTAAACTAATACAACTTGTATTTTGTGGGGTTCAAGGATTTTGTTGAGAGGGGCAATTACTTCTTTGATCGGGTAGATGTTGAGTCGGAGGATTTTGAGAGTTAGTTCACTGTCGAGAAGGGTTCGACGATGATCGACAACGAATTGTCCGAGAGGTAATTTTAGTTGAGAAGGAAATTTTGTTTTGTCGGGGATTTGTACCCCGAATAATTCGAGAATAAGACAACCAAGCAAATCGTACTTTCCTTCGACTTGCATATACGGGGATGGATGAATGAGAATTGATTTCGGTATTTCAACGATTTTCATAAAATCACCTAACGAATAAAATTTGATATTCTCAAAATGAGACGCGGCGGACGGAATATCTTTCCGCGATACTTTCGGGATACAACGCTCCGCTATGGTAATTTTACGCTTGGACTGTCGAAAAGTCAATCGGCATTTTGAGAATTTTTAGAAAATAAATTTTTATAATTCAAAGGCGGCTTTTGTAGTGATGCAAGGCGTCTCATTTTGAGATACTAAAAATTTTGTAAAAATAAAATTTTGTAAAAATAATTTTTAGAAATTCGATGTCACTAAATTTGTGGGATCACGTAAAAATTGCAAGAC